GCGTGTCCTCTGCAACGTCAACCTTTTCACCGAAGGCTTCGACGCCCCCGAGACCGATTGCGTCATCCTGCTCCGCCCGACCCAGTCCCGTGCCCTCTGGTGCCAGATGATCGGCCGTGGCCTCCGCACGGCTCCGGGCAAGACCGACTGCCTCATCCTCGACCCCATGTGGATCAGCGGCGAGAACTCCTTCACGCCGGCGGACGCCTTCACGGTTCACCCTCAGGCCAAGGCTCCCGTCATCGACGGCTCCCATGACCCGCTGGAGGTCGCCGATTCCTGCGACCGCCACGCCGAGGAGACCATGCTTCGCCGCATCGCCGCCGAAGAGCAGCGGTCGGCCACCAAGGAGGCCAAGGAGAAGGGTCTGGTCGACCTGTCGGTCGCCTGCGCGGTGTTCGGCTTCGTGCTGCCGGCGGCGACGTCCGAGTCCGCCATGTTCGGCTACCAAGCCGCCTCGCTTGCCTCCTACGGCGTTCACGCCCGTGGCCTGACGGCTGACCAGGCCGACTGGATGATCGCCCGTCTGAAGGCACGGGAAGCCCTTAATCTGGCCACCGTGAAGCAGGTTCGCAAGCTCCAGCAGTTCGGGGTGCGAAGCGCGGAGAAGATGTCGAAGGACTCGGCGTCGAAGGCCATCGGCTCGGATTGGCGGATGCAAAAGGCGTCCAAGCCCAAGTCCCCCCTGCAACGCATCTACGGACGTATTTTCGACAACTATGGAGAATAAAAACAACCGCCCCTTGGTCATCATGATCACCGGGGTAGCTCGCGCGGGGAAGGATACCTTCGCCGCTTGTATGATGGAAAAGTTCAACGGCAACGGCAACCGTTGCGAAGTGTTCAAGTTCGCCGACGTGCTGAAGGAACGGGCGAACGACGTCCTCCGGGCCATGGGGGTGTTCAAGGCCGGCGAGCGGGACTTCCATGCGGAAGACTTCAAGGTCAAACATCGGGGGCTGTTGGTGGAATTGGGACGCACCCTCCGGGGGGTCGACAAGGACATCTTCGCTCGGCACCTGAACGCGCAGGTGGCTTTGTTCTTCGACTACGCTCCGCTTGACGTCCGCCCCGTGGCCTTGGTCTCGGACTGGCGGTACCTGAACGAACACGTCTTCCTGACGAAGCACCTCGACGCCCAGATCGTGACGGTCGAGATCCAGCGTCCGGGCTTCGGGCCGGCGAACGACGAGGAGGCGGGAAGCCTGGCGGACATGATGGCCTCGATGCAGATACTGCATACGAGATTGGCGGTTGACCCCGCCGGCGTCCGCGCCGTAGCGTCGGAGATCTACCACATCTACCGATGAGCGACTTTTACGAAGGCCGGATGATTCCGCTTAAGATCGCCGACGCAGCCATCATCTCCTGCAATAAGGAGATTGAGAAACTCCAGATTGAGAACGCCCGCCTCAAGTCCGAGGTCGATAGGCTTGCTAAATGCGAAGGGTATCATTATACGGCAATCGCTATCAGTATGCTAAAGGAACAACTCCAGCAAAAGAGCATTGATTATGTAGAAGCAATGAAGGCGAATGAGGCCAAAGTCGAGATGATTAAACGCCTCAAGGCCGAGGTCGAGCGGCTGACCAAGGCAGGGGATGAGATGGCTGAAGCCCTCAACTTGAACGACGATGTCTTTGACAATCGGGATAAGAAGGAAGCCCAAGCCAACTGGCTCGCCGCCAAGGAGGGCAAGCAGCCATGAAGCCCCGCGCACCCTACGGCCAGGCGAAGGTCGCCGTCATCGAAGGCCACGAACTCGGCAGCACCTACGCCGAAGTGTCAGCCAAGTACGGCATCCGCATCCCCACCCTTTACATCGCCGCCAAGCGGCTCGGAATCTCCCTCAAACCCTCAAAGCATAAAAAATGAGAAAGCCCCCTATCAACCTTACCCAGTATACCCATAAGATGCCCCGGCGTTGCCACGCCCTGCTGGTGATCCTCGACGGCGGCAAGGTCGAACACCCAGAGTTCGTGGCCTACAGCCGGGACGAGTTCGCCGACGCCATGGCCAAGTGGAAGCGCACGGTGCTGCCCACCCTCAAGCGATCCAACGTCGAATTCTGGGAGCTGCACAACGGCCAGCACGAAGCGGTCAACCTTCTGAACCGATGAACAACCTGAAACGGGTCAACAGGTACGGCAAGCCGCCGGCAAGGACTATCGTCCCCCAGGCGATCGCCCGTGGCCTTACGACCAAGGAGGCCGCTTACGAATACGGCTACTCCCTCAGGGCCGTCCAAGAGGCCGCCAACAGGCTCAATATGTCCTTTGTCTGGGTCGGCTTCGGCCGTCCACCTAAACACCTGCCTAACAATAACAATGAACATCAATAAAGGCTGGAAGCGGTTCATGGCGGTCGGTTGCTCCCACGGGATGTACGCCGACCCCAAGGCCATCGAGGGGGTGCTGAAGTTCAAGGAGCGGTTCAAGCCCCACATGACCGTCCACCTCGGGGACTTCGTGGACATGACCCCCTTCATGTCGTCCGCCAGGGGCAAGGGCGACGCCGTCGAGCCGGACATTGGCGGGGGGCTGAAGTTCCTCGACCAGCTCCGCCCGAACGTCGTGCTGGCCGGAAACCATGAGGTCAGGCTTTGGCGCGAGGCCATGTCCGACGACGAGGTATACTCCGGCTACGCTCTCCGCCTGATCAACGACATTACCGAGCATTGCCGGAAGCGGAAAGCCCTCTTTGTCGAGTACACGGGCATCTGGCAGGCGTTCCAGTTGGCCAACTACAAGTTCACGCACGGCACCGTATACGGTGAGAACGCCCCCCGGGACATGGCCGAGATGTACGGCAACGTGATCTTCGCCCATACGCACAAGGTCGGCCGCATGACCGGCCGGCGGAACGACACCCCGACGGGCATCAGCGTCGGCACCCTTACCCGACGTGGGTCGATGGACTACGCCAATACGCGCAGGGCCACGTTCGCCTGGTCGCAAGGACTGGTTTTCGGCTACTATACGGACGAGAAACTCATTCCGTGGGTGCATGAGCAGCCGCACGATCAGGACGAATGGATCCTGCCCGTCTGACATGAAGGCCAACGACGTCCTCAAGAAACTCTGGGACATCAAGGCTCGGCGAGCCGACGAGGTTCCGAAGGGGTTCAAGTGCATGGAAGGCTGGGCGAAGGAATGGAAGACGACGCTCGGGACGGCGCGGGTCTGGCTGATGGAACTGGAGCAGGCCGGCAAGATGAAGCGGGTGCGTCTTCGGTTCTTCGACGGGAAGCGGATCCAGATGAAGTACTTTTTCGGTTGACGCCGAAGGGGGTAGGGGGGATAACGACTCCGCCACCTATGAAACAACCAATCAAATTGGAGCCGCACACGGCTTTCCAAGCAGCCATCGTGAAGACCGACAAGAATGGCTTCATCACCTACAACTACTTCAAGCTCGTCGAAGTCTGCATGGACTTGTACAAGTTTGACGAAGAGGACGCCCAGGAGTGGGTGGACTATAATATCGTCGGCCTCGCCATCAACGGCTTCAAGGTATCCTACGCCAATCTCCGCCGATGACAACTGGTGTGTTGGTCAGGAGGGTAGAACCAGAAGATGTTCATCCTTGGCTCTTAAATAGGCATTACGCCAGAAGGCTTTGCCCGATCTCTCATGCTTATGCGGCATTTGATGGGGAAAAAATGATTGGCGTGGTCACATATGGAACACCCCTTTCATCAACCCTAAAAGACGGGATATGCGGAGAAGGTTGGTCTGATCGAGTCCTTGAGCTAAACAGGCTTTGTTGCGAAAGCAGAAAAAACTTGGCTTCCATCATCGTAGGAAGATCGTTGGCTATGCTTCCTCGCCCGTCCATCGTCGTTTCATACGCAGATACTGGACAAGGCCATGTGGGATTTGTCTACCAGGCCACTAACTTTATGTATACTGGTTTGTCTGCGGCATTTAAAGACCCTATGGTCAAAGGCATGGAGCATAAGCATCACACTACAATCGGAGACGAAGGCCGTGGACATGAGTCCCGTGTTGAGTTTCTTCGTGAGAAATACGGTGCTGAAAACGTATATTATATCGAGCGAGACAGAAAACACAGATACGTCTATTTTTGCTCCAGCAAGACAGATCACAAAAAACTGAAGCTTGCTTTGAAATATAAGATTGAACCTTACCCAAAAGGTGAGACAAAGAGATACGATGCGTCCACGCAGATAACCGGACAGACCTATTTTAACATTTAAGAGCCGCCGATGAGAGTACTTATTGCCTGCGAATACTCTGGCACCGTGCGCGACGCCTTTATCAAGGCTGGGCATAATGCCTTGTCCTGCGATCTTTTGCCCACGGATGTTCCGGGGCCGCATTATCAGGGCGACGTGTTCGACATCATCGACCGAGGCTGGGACATGATGATTGCGCATCCTCCATGCACGCACTTGGCCGTCAGCGGTGCCAGGCATTTCAAGGCAAAGCAGGCCGATGGACGGCAGCAGCAAGCTTTGGATTTCGTGAGCCGGCTGCTTAACGCAGACATTCCCCGTATTGCCTTGGAAAACCCCATCAGCATCATCAGTTCAAAGATTCGCAAACCCGACCAGATTATCCAGCCTTGGCAGTTCGGCCACGGGGAAACAAAGGCCACTTGCCTCTGGCTTAAAAACCTTCCGTGCCTTGTTCCGACCGATGTCGTCGACGGGCGAGAACAGCGCGTATGGAAACTTCCTCCCACGGCTGACAGGTGGAAGATTAGGTCGAAGACTTTCCAAGGCATCGCCGACGCTATGGCCTTGCAATGGGGTAGCCTGTAAGTCACAAGTCGAAGAGCCACCATGACCACCGAAGATCGCATTTCCGGGGCGAGAGCCTATCTCGCCAAACT